TATCCTTCTTCTCGTAATTTTTTAAGACTTAACTGCGTTGGGCTAGTTGCCATCAAATTGACTTTCGTTAGGTTTAGATGTTCCGTCTTTAAATCTTTTCTCTACATCACCGGTAGACTTATTTAGTTCGTATTCATAAGCGTGTGGTGATACATCATCACTATTTTGTTTTTTACGGTGATGCTTAACAATATCTTCTATAATAAGAACATTAGCTAACTCTTCTTCAGTTAAAGTAATGCCTTCTTTTTTAAATATCTTATCCCAGTTACTTTCAAATGTATCTGCATCTACGCTATATGGTCTTGGTGCTGAACCCTTACCCATTACTTTACCTCCAAATGTCCGTTTTCAAATAACCAACCTATGGTGCGTCTATGAGCATCTTCCCATAAGTTTATTCTTTCTTCTCTACTTAACTCATTGCTACTATCCATCATAACATGGTGCTTGTGGCAGCAGTAGCAGATGCGATAATCTTTTGCCTTAATTCCAGTACCCTTACCGTCACGCAATTGGTTACTATGACAAGCTACCACAGTTCCGTCATTGCTACCACATAAAACACATGGTGCATCTTTAGCTAGTTTAAGTAGTTTAGGGTTGCGATAGTTCATATAAACATTACCTGTTGTGTTTGTATATTTCCACCAGAATCATATTTTTGACTATTACCTTTTGGATAAGGTTCTATATTGTACTTTAACAATTTTCTCATAATTTTTTTGTCTGTTTTACTTCCATGAAAAAATATGTATCTATGCTTTCTACTTCTTTCTGTGTAATAAAAATCATCCCCATATTTTTCTTTAATACTTTCCAATGTCATACCATCTGATATAGTTTTTGAATGTTTATGTTCCATACCTTTAATAGTCCAATCAACTCTATTTGCAGATAAACCAGTATATAAAAAATTAGTAGCTTGGTAAACATATCCTACATGACCTTGTGACGTATCAGCATAACTTACTACAATAGTTGGTTTAGGTAATAATTGTATAGAATGTGAAACTAAAAAACTAGATTCATTCTTATTATTTTCCATTAAGCAAAGTCTATTAAGCTCTAACACCTTATCAGAATATTCTTTACCACATATACCCATACATAATGCAGGGCTTGCTGGTATGCCATAAGTTACAACACCTTTTAAAGCTCCATTAATATATAAACCAAATGAGTGCATAATTTGTGGTATGCGTTTTGCATAATGTTTTTCAAGCAACCATTGATAAGTTTCTTTAGGTTGTATTTGAATAACTTGCACTAATAATCCCAACCCCAACCCATAGTCTGACCCCATACCTCTATTTGTTGTTGGTATTCTGTCATCTCACTTGTGGTTAGTTTAGTTGTTGATTTAATAAGTTCTACAGGCATACCTGCAATTTCTGTTTGGTATCGTAAGAATTTAAAGCCCATAAGTTCGTGTATCTTATCTTTTTCAATACCTAAATGATTACCTATGCTTGTATACAATTCCCACAAACGTAAATTTTGCTCATGGCTTCTGTTTTCTTTAAATTCTACAACTGTTACACGCCAGCGTTTAGTCCAATCAAGAGCTTTCAGTTTCTCTACGAAGGCGTTTAGATTTTGTTGATTCAAACTCCATTTTAACATGCTCATATCCTTTAGATTTAAATGCTTTTCCATCATTCATAACAGCCCTGTATACAGCACCAGGAAATCCCTTTTGCATAATTTTTATAAACTTATTAGCTGAATTATCATCACTCATCTTGGTGGACTCTCGTTATATCGTAAACCTTTTTGGTCAAACCAAAAATTAAATGAACCTTCCCATTGTGCATTACGCTGTTTCTGGACAAAGACCTTTGCATCTGGAATAATCTTTAACTCATCATCTGAAGTCTTGCCTTCTTCTATTAACTTCTCTTTGTATCTGTTACGCCATACACAAATAATATTATCACACAAGTTACGAATATGCGAACTTCCCATAATGTTTGTAGCGTCAGGTATCTCTGCTTCATCTTTAAGTTTTCTAGTATGTGCTACTAAAAAAATACTTACCTGTAAATCACGTGCTATAACCGCTAAACTGTTTGTCAACCTTTTCTGTGCATCAAGAGATTCTTCGGACACATCATCCAACTTCATCAAACTGTCAATAATAAATACATCAACCCCCAAAATATGTTTACCGTAATGCAATGTTGCTATCATATCTTCTGACTTAGTGCTTCCTGTTTGGTCGTATATATATAACTTGTCTTTAGCTCTATCACAAAACTTACGGATGTAATCATCTGTTGGCTCTGGTGAACCTAATGCCTGAGTAATCATTCTAGCTAATGTAAGAACAGGTCGCATTTCTAAAGACGCTATTAAACATTTAGTATTTTGTTTCATCATAGACAGTATAACTTGTGATAACCACATTGACTTCCCATGACCTGATACACCAGTAAGAATTGTTAGTTCCGAAGCCCTAACCCTAAACTTATCTTCCGTTTTAACCCAGCCAAGTGATTTGCCACTATGAATTTCCTCACTAAAATACTTGACCAAATCATCAGCAAATATATCCGTACTTTTAACCTTAAATTCCGCATGCCCATACCCCTCATTATAAAATTCTTGAACTGTTGATTGGCTTACTGTTAGTTTATCTATTACTTCACCTATGTTCACTAAATACCACCTTCCCAAACCTTACGGATATTAGTTACAGTTCCATCATCCCATCTTTCTTGGTTAAGTAATGTCATAGGTGCTGGCACAAACCCTTCTTTCCATGATTTAGTTTCTTTCATCATATTGACATAGCCTATAACTTTATCAGCTATTAAGTCAAGGTCTTTTGCTTGCCATTTTTCTAAACAACCCTTTTTATTATTTTTACGAACATTTGGGTATGTATTCCAAAACTCATCAAACCGCACAATGGTGTTTATATTCTTATCTCTGTCTAATCTATTCTTATCTGTTATAGGACTTATATATACTTTTTCTATACTTTCATTTCTTATTAGCCAAGTATCTAATTCTTTTACCAATTTTTCTATAAAGCTAATAGGTTTTCTAAATCTAAAGGCAATATCTGATACTTGTGGTAATTTGCCATTTGACTCACTAGCTAAACACCATAATTTGAATAAAGTTGCCTGTTTTACATCATCCATTTTCATAAAATCAGGGTCATTTAAAATATCACGACCATAGCATTTAAACCACTTCATATCGCTTTTATGCTTGTAATGCTGGTATTTATCCCAATTTTTAATGCGCATGTTGCTCTCCCTTGTTAGTAATGCCAAAAAAGATTAGCATGAATAAAATCTATAAGCAAACTATTTTTTTTATAGAAAATGCTTGACATGTGTTTTTTATGGGTTTAGAGTTCAATTGTCAATTTTTAGGAGAGAGACATGAAAATTTCAACAATGGTAGTATTAGCAGTAGCGTTTTGGGCTTATGTGTGGCTTTGCTTGCAAATTATGGGTAAAGTAGCAGGTGTAATATGATTAAAGATAATAAAGAAGCATTGACATTAGCTTTAGCATTAGCTATTACTGCGCCAAACGATAAAAAAGCAGCAAAATGTGTTAAAATAGCTGATTCACTTGCAAAAAACATGGAAAGAGCAGATGTAGAATTAGCAATGAAAGATGTTTTAGATAAAATGATAGATTCTTTGAAAGAAAAAAAAGATGAATAAATGGCTATGGTTGTTTATTTTTGTATTTTGGGGGTATATCATATGGCGAATGGTTTAGAAAATATAGCAAATATTCTTAAACGATTAAATGATGAACTTAAACTAGATAACGATAAATGGGAGAGAGCAAATGTCACAACAACAACATTACGACCAAGTGATGATGGAGCAGCACCAACACGAATTACAACAAAAGGAGAGAGCAAAGATGAACTATAACGAACTACGTAAGATTAATGTATCAGACCATATTGAGAAAAAGAATGGTCTATCATACCTGTCATGGGCTTGGGCTGTAGACACGCTTCTACAGCAAGACCCAACTGCTACATGGACTTATGGTGAGCCTAAACAGTTTGGTGAAACGCTTATGGTATTTTGCACAGTCCATGCGTTTGGTAAGTCTATGACTTCACAATTACCTGTGCTTAACTTTAGAAACCAAGCTATTCCTAACCCAGACGCTATGGCAGTTAATACAGCTATGCAACGTTGTTTAGCTAAAGCTATTGCATTACATGGTATTGGTTTATACATTTATAGCGGTGAGGATATTCCAGAGTCAGAACAACCAGCTTTAAAAGCAGTATCTAGCAAGGACTTTCTATGATAGAACAACGTACAGAAGAGTGGTTTCAGCAAAGATTAGGCAAGGTGACAGCATCCAGAATATCGGATGTTATTGCCAAGACTAAAACAGGCGTATCTACATCACGTCAAAACTACCTTGTTCAATTAGTATCAGAACGTCTTACAGGCAAGAAAGGCGATAGTTTTGTAAACCAAGCTATGCTAGATGGTATTGAAAGAGAAAGTGCTGCTAG